TTAAATACATTAAACACTATAGTGGATGATATACTATTGATATTGAGAAATAGTACCATTGGAGGATCTGAACATATAAGTAGGATTCAGATAGAACAATGGATACATCAATATAGAGCGTATCTAATAAGATAGGAGATAGATAAAGGTTATGACATAAATGATATGTATGTAACTACTATTCCTATGATACACTTAGATAAAGTAGAAGATACTCCTGGACACTTTTTATATCAGTCTGAGTATGAACTACCTAAACTAATTCAGTTTCATAAAAGACCAGGACTTATCTTTGTGAAAGATATGTACGGTAACCTAATCTAGATAGGTGATGAAACTAAAGCTAAAGCATAGAAGTATCGTAAGTATACTTGCAAAGATTATATTTGCTGGGTAAAGAATAATCGTATATACTTAGATGGAGATAGCAATCAATTAGAGTATATTACTATTGGTATTATACCTGAGAATCCTGCTGATGTAGCAGATTGCTTTGATCCTAATGCTCCATATCCAGCTCCAGCACACATGATACCTACAATCAAAGATTTAATCTTTAGTAAAGAACTTAGGATTATGCCTCAGATGCCATCTGACGATACTAACAATTCACAAGATAATACATAGAATATATATAAGAAATAATGTAGACTGAAAAACTTAACTACAACAGAAAATCTTACACTATTGCAGACTATTATGTAAGCTACAAGAACTATATAGAATAGGATACAGTGTATGATATACCCTATTCTACTTTTAGAAACATAGTATCTGATTACTTTAAATATATTCAATAGGAAGTAATAGAAGGTAGTAAAGAGTTTAAGTTGCCATGTCGGTTAGGTACGCTATGTATTGTGAAGAGATAGCCTAAGAATTTTGATAGTAAAAGCTTAAGAATAGATTATCACGAAAGTAAAGTACAAGGTAAGATAGTATACTTCTTAAATGAACATAGTGATTACTATAAATTCAGATTTTTGTGGTCGAAGAAAAATAGCTTATTGATCAATAAAACAAGGTACTAGTTTGTCGCAACCCGTGCAAATAAACGTAGATTAGCTCAAATCATAAAAAATAAGGAACATGATTACATTGAAATTTAGTGAAATAAATGAATTGCCTGTCGAAGCTGGAATATACATGATTCAGAATACATTAAACAACCACAAGTACATAGGCAGTACAAATAATTTCAAGCGTCGCATTATTCGGCACAGATCCGAACTGAGAACTAATAAACATCATTCTTTATATTTACAAAGAGCATATAATAGATATGGGGAGGATAAATTTACAGTAAGTATTTTAGAAAAATGTGATTCTGTTAGAGATACATTATTATATTTAGAACAAAAATATTTGAATTTAAAACCAGAATACAACATAGCTCAAGTAGCATGTAGATGTAATTCTAAAAAAGTTATTTACACTAATAAAGTAAAACACCCTGTATTGCAATACAGTCTTTCTGGAGATTTTATAAAATAGTTTGACAGTTTGTGCCAAGCTGCAAAATCTTGCGGAAACAAAAATAAATATGTGCAGATATCCGCATGTTGCAGAGGGAAATTAATCTAGGCATGCGGGTATTTGTGGAAATACAAAGACGATCCTCGCGATATTTCACAAGTAGTAAAAGAAAGAAACAAAGGCATAAAAATTGATCAACTAGACCTAACTGGAAAGTATATTAGAACTTATGACAATATGGCGATTGCAGCAAAAGAAATGGGGTCTATAGAGAATAGATCAGCAATAAATAGAGTGTGTAGAGGGCAAAAGAAAACTGCTTTCGGTTATAAATGGAGATACCACAAAGATTAAACTATGATAAATAACAATTTAATAAGTTCAAAAGCGGTTGTAGCTAAAATCATTGCTGATAACGACATGTCTGAAGATGATATCAGAATATCTGACATCAAAGAGTGGATAGGCGAGGCAATGGAAAAGATTGGTGCTGTACAATAGCTCGAACATAAAGTAGTAGTATTACCTGTTAACTGTCATTAGACTAAGTTACCATGTGATCTATATAGATTAGATTAGGTTGCTTTTTCATTCAGCAACTCAAGCTGGTTACCTATGCGAAAGGCAACTGGCTCTTTTGGTATAAATACTTGTGGTACTTGTAATGATCCAAAGATGTTAATACAAGATGAACCACTGATTATACTAGTAAAAAACTTATACAATCTAACTAGTGATAGAGAAGCATTAGATATACTTAATTCTTCACCTAACACTAGACAAACACTTAGTGCTTTACTTAATCAATATACTGTGCCTACTGTCAATGGTAAGTATGTAGGTTATGATAGTAACTTTATCAGTAATGCATTACAATATACAACTAAACCGGGATATATTATGACTAATGTACCTAATGGCTTTGTTAAAATATCATATCATGCAATACCTACCGATGATGAAAGTATGCCAATGATACCAGATAATCCTTCATACTCTGAAGCTATCTATTGGTATGTTACTATGAAGCTAGAGTTTCCTAACTATAAGACTGGTAAAACTCCTAGATATGTATACTATGATATTAAGAACTCTTGGAATTTCTATAGGAAACAAGCATACGCAGAAGCAATGATGCCTGGTGTAGATGAAATGCAGAGTATACAAAATAGCTGGCTTAGAATATATCCAGAGATAGACGAGCATGATACATTCTTTGATACACTCGGAGATAAACAAATAATATACAATTAGAATAGAGTATGACCAATACATTTCAAACAAATAGCTTTACATCTGGCATGAATATGGATGTCGATGTGAATCTTATAAAGGATAATCAGTACCGTTATGCTGAGAATGTTAGGATCATAACTAATGATAATGGTACTACTGGAGCACTGCAAGGTATTGAAGGAGTTAGAAAATACAATGGTAATATTACTAATGATGAAGTAGTAATAGGTGCAACTACAATTGATAAGATGGCGATCATATTCACTAAAGTAATAGTGAATGGCAACTATTCGCACAATAAAGTATATAGAGTTGAAGGTTTTGATGATTCTACTCCTAAACAAACAGTAGTATTACAAGGTGACTTAAAGCTCTGCGAATATCCGAATGAAACTAATATCAGCTGTGTTGCTAACTATGAAACTGATACTAACATTAAAGTATACTTTACAGATGGCAAAAGTGCTACTAAAGTAATTAATGTAGTAGATGGTAAATATACTGGTACAAGTGCTACTAATCCATTAGTAGATTCTAGAGGATGGATCAAAACTCCAAATGCTATTGATATTACTCCGGCAGCAGTTCTTCCACCTTTCAAAATCATCAGACAAGATGGAGGTAACTTAGCATCTGGGGTAATTCAGTATTGTTACCAATTATTTAATATACACGGTTCAGAAAGTACTTTATCTTCTCTTAGTGAGCTTAATCACTTAACAGCTAGCGTTACTACTTAGACAGTACAATAGTATGAAGGAATGGGTTAGAATGTTAGTTCTGGTAAATCCTGTGTACTCAAAGCTCCTTTAGTTAGCAAAGACTACCAGAAGTGTAGAATAATAAGTTTATCTTATACTAACAATAACCAACCTCCTAGAATATTTATAGTAGATGAAATAGATTTAGTTCCAACTCAATCTGAAATCAACTACATAGATAATGGTAATACTATTATTGGAGAGTTAAGTGTTGAAGAGTTTAATGCGTTAACTGGTTATCAGTTTATAGCTAAGACTCTTACTCGTATGGATAATAGATTATTTGCAGCCAATATTCAAGAGGATAGTTGGAACCCTAAGTATGATGCAAGAGCATATAGATGTAATAAAGCAGGTACTTTGGTATTACATTCTGCAAATAGTTCTGAAAATATAAGTAAGGTATTACCTACAGATGCTGCATAGTTGAAGCAATTCTATGACTCTATACCTGAGAGCCATGACTGTATCAATCCTTTTAATACTACTAATAGTGTGGATTTTAACGATACAAATAGATATGAATATAGTAATATCAAATCTGGTAGTAACAGATTAAGAGGAGGTAGCGGCCCTAACATTGACTATACTTTTGTTACAATGGATA